ATGCTAAAGAGGGAGGCCCGTAATAGGCACCCCCCCCGGGGTCTAAAGTTTTATTTCATCTTCATCTTCTGTAAGAAACTCAAGATCTTCTTCGTAATCGTCAGGTTTTGGTATCAACTTTAGATTTCCGAAGATGTTCTCTTCAAGCATCGAAGACACCGCTACCGACCAGGCATGTTCGTAATCTTCAATTGAACTATCATTCAGCATTGGCATGAGTGATGCGATGTAAGACTCAAGGTTGTAACCATGATCGATGTCCCAACGTCGCCAAAGCTCATACTGAGTCCAAGGATTGAATGGGTTGTCCTCTGTCGTTAACATAGGTTTCTCTCCTTTCTATGTTGTACTACAATGATAGTAACAACATGATGTATCATACTTAGATAGTGGTAGCCCACTAACTTCTATTCAGCTTTGATCTTACCAATAGTAGAACTACTTACACCTAAAGCTTCTGCTACTTGTGCTATAGTATAACCATTAGCAAGCAGAGCCTTAGCTTTACTCTTACGAGCATCAGTCATCTGTTTGTTAGCTCTTGGTGTAGCAAGGGACTTGAGCTGGCTATCATCCATAAATGATACCAGTTCTTTTAGTAGAGTACCTGATACAGCATTAGATTGTACTGCATCCCACTCATCGTCTGTTATAGTGACGGGCGTTCTTTCTGCACCCACCATAGACCTTGCTTTGTTCAAAGCTTGTTGTTTGATACGAGAGATCTCATCCTTCTTCAGAACTTCATCCTCTGATCTACGAGCAATCTCTGCCTTACTAGATACCTCAGCCATACGCTGAGCTTGCCGTTCTTTAATACGGTTAATCTTTACTTTGTTTACCTTGTCTTTCATAGACAGGACTTCCTCTGAATAAATCTTAGCCGCTTTAGGATCACGGGCCGGCATCTTAATACCAGTCATTTCTGCGTCGACCTTATTCTTGAACGCCTTGAGTTCATTTATATAGTCCGCATAATGATGCTCCGTCTTAGTTGCGTTAGGCCCAAGGAAGATGTTGGCATCCTTAACCATGTTGACAACATAAGTTTCTTTCTTATTACGCCATACTGTTTTAGTACCACCCGACTTAGATTTAGGGTCGGGTATTTGTACTTGATACCCGTCAGTAATAACAGATTGCTTATGGCGCGATATAATGGTGGCCGCCGATTCATATTCCTTACCAGGCGTTAAATCTTTTTTCAACTTAGCAGGGTCAATTACTTTATCAACCCGACGAGTTTTAGGATTATATCTTTCTAGCTCACCATACTTAACCCTATCGATATGAGTCATATACCGTTTCATTAATGCGTCGATACCATTCTCTTCAGCAGAGCGCTTATAATTAAGCTTATGTTTCTCAGCATCAATAACAACCATTGAATGTTTTACAGCACGCGCAATCTCACTAGAAGGTGCGCCTTGTAATGTCATATCAGTAATAAGGTTTGATACAGTACCCATCAATGTTTGTTGGAACTTCTTATCAATAGGTTTAAATGTACCAGGCTTATCAGCATACATATTAGGGTCGAAGTTCTTAAGCTCTTTAAGACTATCCCTAGTTTTAAACTTCCCTTTATTATTAGGGATAACATATGCCGTATCACCATCGAAGTCGGCCCCAGACATTTTAGAAGCAACCTTCGGATGAATACCGATAGCATCCGGACTGTCTTTGGAAATCATCTTACGAGCTACACTGTTGTTATTTACAGTAAGCTCAGGGATTTCAAACCGTCCACCATGAGGATATCGAATAAGGACAACCTTCTCACCATTCTTATAATTAGGAGCGTATACCTCATTCTCCTTCATATCAGGTACAGGTAAGATAACATGTCCTTGGAAACCTTTAGGTGCTGCGGCTTTCATATGAACCTGCTTAGACTCAAGGTCAGACACAAATGACTCCATCAACTGTTTCTTAATTACAGGGTTATTTACTTTCTGAATACTTTCATACTCGTCTTGTACCTGCTTCATAGTTGCTTTTAATCGTTCATGTACAACAGTTGTAGGTTGTTTGGAAAGGAATTGAGAAGATAAAGCTTTAGACCAGTTACCCCAATCACCTTCCTCATTTACGATATTAACAGAACCAATTTGCGGAACCTTATTTCCAAACCGGTCTTTTACGCCCGGCTTATAAACAGGATTACCCTTGCTATCTACAAGCGTGTTCTGGCGCTTTACAGTGGCTCCAAACGGGTTGGGCCCATCGATAGGGGCGCCACCTTCAGGGTTCTTCTTAAGCTCTTTAAGGACTTCCTGAGGCGTCTTATTAGCTGTCTTATTGGTATTAAAGATAATATCTGTACCTTTGGGAACATTCTTGAACATTTCCTCAGTACCATATAAAGCCATACCCTTAAGATAATGTGTATCACCTACAGCAATACGAACCTGAGCATATGATGCTTTACCAAGATTTAAATCTTTAACGCCAGGACGTAAGAACATAGCTCCATCCATCATAGCGCCGTCATCATTAGTACCATGACCCTTTTGCCCTTCAGGAATAGCATAACGAATATGAACTCTATCCCATCCAATCGACTTAGGGCGCTCCATTTGTTGGAACATACGGGCGTCGCCATTAACGGCAAATTCTTCAACCGGACGAACTTTGTCCATGTTTTGATAGATTTCGCGTCGTTCAACCCCTTTTTTCGTCAAAACCTTAACTGGCGTTGAATTATTCTTGTCTGTAACCTGCGCAATACGGAGATTATGCACCTCGTATTCGCCAGATTCCACCAAAGCATTGAGACCAGCCTTGAGTTTTTCCTTAGAAATACCCATCTGAATCTCTACACCTTTGCCAACATCAATGTATTTAGACCGTTTTACAGCGGCTTCAAGAGTATCAGCAACAGCTTCAGTCTGCACTCTTTTAGCTCTAGCTGTCTTATTTGGGTTCTTAATTTCCTCCAAATAGTTGCGAACAGTCTGTCCAGTAGTTCCAATTGTCTTAGCAATATCGTCAATAATCATACCTTCAGACTGCAATTTTGCAATCCGTTGCATGTTATATTCCTTCAATTCTTCCTTGGCAATTGTTACTTTTGAACGATAAACTGTTGTTGAAAGGCCCATTTCTTTTGCGATTTCATTGTCACTTAGACCCCGTTTTTTAAGCTCATCACGGTCTTCAATGAACTTATAATTCTTAGGTAAGTGTAATAATGGATCCCAAGGGTAACGTCCGGAACGCCTTTTTACCCCAGTATGTTTGAGGATAATTTCTCGTCCGACGTCAGAAAGTTGACTTAAATCATAGTCTTTTACGCCCTCTATACCGAAGACATTTTCAAAATCCAATGTTAAGAACCTCCTCAAAACTTAAAATAATCAAAATATTTAGCACGTCATATAAGGCCATATAAGGCCCGTCACAGCATTTTAGCCCAAAGATGAACTATTTACCGGACAATAACGTAAAACGCGATACAGGGCGAATATGGGCCTCTGAGAGCTATTACAGCGCCTCCAGCTTCCCAAAAATGAGAAAACCCCATAAAAACTATAAAAATACATACCGAAATGATATATAAGCTTGAAACCACCTAGGTCTGGTATATGTGATAAAGTACAAACTTCACCAACACTTGATTGGGTAAATTGGCTATAGTGAGAACCATCGGAACATCGTGTCTCACCACCCATTTACGTCATGTTTATGAAACACACTTTTATCACGAACATGTAGCTTGCTGCTAGTACCACACGTCTAACCAAAATTAAAAATAGGAGATTATAAATCCAACGCCGAAGCGCCAGACCAAGACTAGGGAAAAATAAGAAAACCTAGTCGAGTTTGAAAAACACTTTTGAGGTGATGTTGCAGGAAATGACAGAAACTGCAACTTTTTATTATGAATAAATAATTCAGAAAGGAAACATTTGTAAGGAGGTTTAACAATGCCTATGTTATGACGCTTACCCAAACAAGTAAAAACTTTACTCACACTCACCCAGACCTAAGCGGTTTGAAGCTTATATATCAAATCGTACTCCGAAACTCAGAATACTAAAATAAATATGTATTTTTACTAAAAACTAACAAAATTAACCAAAACCGCACAAAAACCCAATTTTCCTATAATATTAGACTTTTGTGCCACTTTTTCCCAAAATCCCCAAAATCCCACGGTTTTTTCAGAAACTTTTTATATATATTGATTAAAAATGCTTGTTTATTATACTACTTTTTATACTTTTAAGATTATAGTTCCCGTACGCGCGAGACTATTAAAAATAATATAAATATATATAATAAAACAACATAATACCATACAGCCCTATAAACCCTATAAAAGTCATATAAAATCTAATTAATATATTTAAAACTTTTCTAAAAAAACCGTGGGATTTTGGGGAAAACTATAAAATTATAGCAAAAATACCCCAAAAACAGGCCAAAATAGCCCTTTTTTGCTCAATTTGCCCCTGACAGCTCTCGCCCATTTTCCCCAAGTTCAATCTGGGGATTCGTCAATTTTTCTGGGGAAAACCATGGGAAAACACCAATTTCCCCAACTTTACCAGAGTTTTGAGCCAC